GTATTACCGCTTGAAATAGGGATTCGTGAGCGTTTGGATCAGCGGGATGATCTTTCAATGCGGACAATGCTCCGGCGTGGGCATTGTTGTCCTCATCGTGTTGTGCAACCGCGCTTATCACCATTTCCTGACTAGCGAGGACTTTGGTTGTGTCCACGGTCAGGTTGATGACGTCGGTGTTGGTGAACTTGACCGGCGCGGTGACGAGTAGCTCCACTTTGTCAGGGGCTTCGGGATCAGGCTTCCAGACTTCGGGGTGGGAGCCGATTGCGAGCAGGGTGTCGGCGGCGTAGATGGCGGCTTCTCGCATGTACCAGCCGCCCACGGCAAAGGGGATGTGGGCGATGAACTCCACTTCGCCGGAGTCCACGACCTTGATTTCCTGCAATTCGCCGCGCCATGTCTCGCCCAGCAATTCTACGGACTGCGAGGTGTGCGATACGGGTTGGCCGTTGCCATCCCCCACGGCCATATGGGTGGCCTGAAGTTTGGAGCCGGTTGATTCTGCCGTGGCGAGCGCGGCCAGTCCTGCCTGTGTTATGATGAGTGCCATTATTCCTCCTTAAATATGTGTGCGAATGACCGTATGGGTGTAGCCGCCGGTGTGGATCGCGCCCTGAAGCGTGATGTTGTCGGGCCGGTGCGGCGTCAGGATCGTCTTGATAAGTGTTAGGGTCACGCCTCCGGCCTTGACGGTTCCAGCGACCGAACTCTTGACCTGTATGCCTGCTAATTTGGACCGGGCAGGCTTGGTCTCGCCTGCGATCCAGCCGATGCGCTGGTAGTCCTCGCTGTTCATTCCTTCGAGTGCCGGGATTCGTGCTTTGAATTCTGCCCAACGTTCGGGGTCTTCCGTGCGAACGTTGAGCATTTCCGTGTCCGGGTAGCCGAAATGGTCCAGGATGCGCGGCATGCCCATCTGCCCACCGCCGAGCCGGTGCCACGCAAAGGCGCGTATGCAGCGGTCCTTGTATTTCGTCTCGGATTCCGAGGGGTGCCTGATGATGCCACGGCTTTCAGCGTGGGCGGCAATCATGTCCTCGTCGCAGGTCCATGGATTGAACTGATTGCGAAGCCAGATGATGTCTCGACGAACTTCGTCCATGCTTCTGGCGAGGCCCTCCACGATCACGGCCAAAGGACCGGCGCGATGAATGAGCGGCCAATGCAGAGTCTTGAAAAAGTAGTCCTTGAAAATCGACATTACGCCTCCGTCGCCTCGGTTGTGGTCAACGTGAGGGAACCGAGCACGGCAAGGCCGTCAACAGCCACGGCCTGATCGTTTGCAGGAGAGGTCCAATTGACCTTTTTGACGCCACGCGCAGCCATGACCACGCCGGTCAGGCGGTCAAGCGGAACGTCTTCACCGATTTGAAGCGGTGCCACTCCCGGCACAGTGGACGGGTCCGTGAACATGGCACGGATGCGTTGCTCGGCTTCGGCTTTGGTTGTGTCGGCATGGGTGCCGGGGGCAAGAACCAATTCGCCGGTGATGATGAGGGGAACAGATGCAGGACCACGGACCTGCCAATCATCGTTGACGGGTGGGCCGGACTGCACATCGTCGGGAAGTGCGCCGGTGGCAACAGCGTGGCGAACCTGTTCAAGCAAGTTGTCGGTGGGGATTCCTGCCGCGCCTTTGACGATAACGTCGACCGTGCCTTGGCCGCGTGGATGCTGGTCCAGCACTTTGACCGCGACCACGCCGGTGACGCCGAGTGCCCATGAAGCATAGGCGTGTTTCGTCATGCCGTTGTTGCCATTCCAGCGCAGGACATATCGTTCTCGAAGGCGGTTCAGGGGTTCGAGGTCCGCGCCTTCACTAACAAGCCAGTCGGCAGAGTTGCCCACAACGTCTACTCCGGGAACGGCTGTAACAAGCTCAGTGATCTGACCGGCGGACGCATTCGAGGCCGCGCCGTATTCTTCGGATTCAACCGGAATGGACACTTCGTATTGCCCGTCCGCAATGACTGCCTTTTCATTGGTCACATAACGGTAGACATTGCCGGTACCGTCCGGTTTGGTGCGGACGATTTTCCCCTTGGCAATTGGTACGTTGCCCGAGGTGGAAACGCGGGCAAATCGGACACGCCCCTTGGTCTTGGTCCATTGCTTTCTCGGTGCCTCCACCTGTTCGGCGTGCCATTCCATCCACTCGTCGTCTGTGGCTTCTTTGGGTGCGGCCTGAATGAATACGGCGGCGAGAAGCTGGTAGAGCTGATAGAGTCCCCAGCAATAGATTTCCAACAGGCCGCGCACCACGCCTTTGTTGAGATTTAACCGTGTAGGGAGCCAGCCTTTGGCGGCGTATTCCTCTTGCACATCTTCAACATGGCCAAAGACCATGGAGCGCACATCGTCGAGGGTTTTAGATAATTGCGGGGTTGGCATCTTTGATCACCATTTCCTTTTTGGAGCGGTCGGTCTCGATCACGAGATTGCGGGCGTGGTCCTCGGTAATGAAGCGAAACGAAGCATCGGCCCGGATGGAGAGTTCATCCCAATGCGTGACTGAACAGGACGCGGAACCGGGCTGGACGCGCGGATCTTCATGCAATCTCCGTTTGACCTCGGCTCCAAAGCCGATCCGGGCAGTCTCGCTGTTGTCGTCCATAACCCAGTCCGGCAGTAGGGAACCGAAATCCTTGTCATAAAACAGGGAACTGAGATATGTGGAGAGCCTGAGTTTAATATCCTGCACGCCGGTGGCGGGTCCGTCAGTGAGCACCAACTCACCATTGGCGGCCACACGGGCCTGCATGGTTTCGTCGAGGGCTATGTCTTGGGCGAAGATGTCAGTCATAATTAGGAGTCACACATGCTTGATAGGGAGTTTCAAAGAGAGTTGTTGGAGTATTTGAAAGGCAAATACCCCAACTATGTGCAATCTGATGTGAGTATGTTTAGCTTGTCTCTTCCCGAAGAGAAGAAAAATTCTCCTTATTGGGAGTATATCAAATCCATGTTTACAGACCCCCAAAGGGTAGAGTTTCATTTGAGCTACTTGCGGGAGCACGGGCTGATCGAATTTGGTAGAGACTCGGCAGGGTTCGCCATGAGGCCTACAGTCGTTAGGGTTACGGTACAGGGGATAGATATGCTTGCTGATGATGGTGGACCTTCTGCTATCCGTGACGCAAAGAGCATTAAATTTGATGTTGAAAATATAAGAAAACTCATCACAAAAGGATTGTTGCAAGAGCATATGCCGGAGGAAAAACGAGAAGCTTTGAATGAAGCGATTCAGGAGGCTCCCGGAAGCATTCTTCAGACGGCAGTATATACGATGGTGGAAAAAGCTATGAGTGATCCTGCTGAGACCGCTGAAGCCGTTGCCGGGTTGTTCGGAGTGTCGTGGTAGCAAAGTCGTATCGGGTCCGTCAGTGAGCATCAGATCACCATTGGCGGCCACACGGGCCTGCATGGTTTGGTCGAGGGTTATGTCTTGGGCGAAAGCATTAATCATATTTTTTACTTTGGAGAGGAAATGCCTTTCGATACTAAATTTCAAAAAAAACTCCTGCAAATTTTGGAAGAAAAATACGACTTTGGAGCGGTGAACATTGTAAATATTTTTGAAACGTATCAAGATTCTTTTGAGGAAGAGTTTAATCTTCAAGTTGGGCTTATCCCTAAACCATTTAGAAAAGATGTATTTTATCTTAGGGACAAGGGTTTTATTGACATTCTTACGCCTGACAATAGGACTACGGCCCTCGGGATAACCGATCTTGGCATTGATTATCTGCACCGTCCTTGTTGGTTTGTCCGAATCCTTAAAGAAGCTGTAGAGAAAAGCATCGTTAATGGGATTGGGTTTATTCTGGGGGTAGTTTCTACATGGGGTTTGATTAAGATATTGCCGGTATTTCACTGATACTGTCATATTGCCCCCCCGCTTCGGCTTCCGGCGTTGCTGTTTCCTGCGGTGTCCAGGCTGCCGCCGATCTCCACGTCGTCCAGCACCGTGAGGCGTGTGCAGATCAACGGACCGGCCAACTGATAGCTGCCTTCCTGCTGGGTGTTTGCCTTGCAGGTGACGTTGCCGATCTGACCACCGGGACCAGAGGACTGGACATTGCCTTGCTGGATGATGAGCGGGCATTTGAGGGTCCAGACGGTGCCGATAGTTTCGGTTTTGCTGTCGCCGATCTCGACCGTGCTATTGGCCGGGGTGACTTGGATGATATTTTTTGTGGCGTCGATTTTGATGAATGTACCGTCGCTGTGCTGGATGACGTAAGCACCGACCTCGCAGGCGGGTGCGCCGTTGCCTGACCAGCGGAAATTCGAGATACGTGGGAAGTTTGGGTCGCCGTCGTAATATTCAAGGTCGCAGAGCGAATCGACCAGCGGCGGACAGACCACGCCGCGATTCGGTCCGGCCCACATGATGGGGATTTCCACGCGCGGAATGACCGGCTCTTTTTCGGACACTGATTCGTCGTTGCGGAGCGGCTGTACGTCCGCCCAGTAGCGGCCTTCCTCGGCGGGATAGGTGGCGACGATTTTGGCCTTGCGGACCACACGGTAATAGGTGCGAAGGTTGGGCATGGCGATTTCGACTACGCGCTTCAGGAGAGTTTTCAATTCTGAGTTACCCACGCTCCCTCCCGTACTCAATAAATGTCCGCACGCTTTTGGGCGTGATGGCATGTTTGACGTGCAAAGCGCGGAGTTCTTGGTCAACGCCGAGACGAGAATCCATTAGATGAAATAACCGGGAGTGCGACAGGCCCGGAAGCAGGACGGTTTCCACTGAGTGGAGGCCGTTCTTTTTTGTGGCGGTCAAGTGGCGAATCAAGTTCTCGCCGGTTGCGATTACTGGCACGTCTCCGGGGTCGTCGAAGTCGCCGAGGTTCACGCCTTCGGCTCCAAGCCAGAGCGCGATGCGGCTGATGTCGTGACCGTAGGCCAACTGCACGGTGTAAAGCACCTGAAGGACGGCCTGCCAGATGGGGAGCGTGGCAATGGGCAAACGCGCCAACGGTTCGTTGGGGTTGTCGATACGGCCAATGGGCAGGCCTGTGTGTTTGATGATGTCCTTGACCATGAATTGGCTGAAATCATCCGTAT